GGCGTGGTGTCGGTGTAGGCGAGGAGCGCGGTGGACGCCACGAGCGTCGTCAGGCCGGTCGTGAAGCCTGCGTTGGTGGCACGCTCGACCTTGTAGCCGGTGACGCCGTAGGAGTCGGTGGACGCGCTCCATGCGGTGTTGATGTTCGCGCCGCTCACGATGGCGGTCAGTCCCGTCACCTGCGTGGGAGCGGTGGCGTCTGCGACCGCCTGCAAGTCGCCGTAGACGATGTGCGCGGCGACGCTCGGCGAGGAGCCTTGCGCCAGTTTCGCCGTCTGCCGAATCTCGTAGGCGATGGGGGTGTCACCGACGATTCCGAGCGTGGCTACCATGCTGCCCCACACGTCGCCCACGGGACGCGCCTCGAAGTTGGCGGGCACGGTGACGACCACGGATTGCGTGGTGCGCTCATGCAGCGAGCATACGATGGTGGCGGGGACGACTGTGTTGAGCGCCGTGACAGCCGCACCGTCCAGCGTGGTCGAAATGGTCATCTAGCGCACCTCCGTGGTGAGTGTCATGTGGCGGCTCCTTAGCGGTGATGTTTGCGCTTCTTGGCGGCTGCTGCTGCCTTGCGCTTGGAGGTGGCGACCTTCTTGGCCTTGGCTTTCTTGGCCTTGGCAGCACGCAGCCTCGCGGCGGTGATCGCGCGACCGTCGGTGAGATGCGCCTTGGGCCTCTTGGATGCTGACCAGTGCGCCTCTCCCCATCGCTCTATGCGTGACGCGAAGTCGGGAGCGTTGTCGAGCGTCAGCTGTGCGAGAGCGCGGCCTGTGTACGTGCCTTCGGTGATGCGAGTCGTGATGGTGCCTTGATCAGTCGTGACGAGCGTGATGAGTTCGCCAGGGAGGTAGTCGGCTGCCATGCGTCCGTTCGGCGCGCCCTCGAGCACGAGCGTGCCGCTGTACTGGTCGCGCCCGCCGTCCACTAGCCAGCGTCTGCCGATGGCGATTGCGGCGGCTTCGGTCGTCTGCCCCGTGTCGATTGCGAGCACCTTCGTGATGCCTTTGCTCACGAGGTAGTGCGTATCGTCCGTGTCGGGAACGTCGACGTAGGATTCGACGCCCCAACTGGTCGTGTACATGCAGCGCAGGACGCTTGCGAGCGGGTCGCAGGTGAGCGGGTCGATGTCGGCTACAACCTCGCTGCCGATTCCGGTGCCCTCTGTGAGCCGATATGCGGGCACGGTCGGGCGCGGTGCGACCACGAGGCAGGGCTTCATCTCGCCAGCGTCTAGGCGAGGCTCGAAGTACGCGCGCCAGTCACCGTGCTGCAAGACTTCCGCGAGCATCCCGAGTATCGACGTGGACGCGGGGAACACTATCTCGTCGAAGGTGTGCGTGATGCTGGGGTCGATGTCGCGCAAGGGCACGAGCGCGCCGGCCAAGTCGCATATGTCATTGATGACCGCTGCGAACCCTGCACCGTTGGCGTGCTTCACGGTGAGGTTGACGATGGTGAGCGTGGCGTCAGTGACCATCGTGCGCGCCGTGGTGCTGCGCGCGTGGATGGCGATGTACGTGGTATTGGGAACAGAGAGTGATACGGTGCCGCTGGCGGCGGTGAGCGTGGTGATGATGCCGCCCGACCCGTACACGTATATCTCGTACGCGGCTATCGGGCCAGCCCACGCCCACGAGAACGAGACCGTCACCGTCTGCGTTTCGGGCATGCGGAATACCTTGCCGGTGTAGGCGTTCGCCTTGTAGAACGTCCCCTCCTGCCACGTCCACACGAGCGTTTCGGCTTCGGTGGCACCGCAGTCGATGGTGCGCGTGACGTTTATCGTCGCATCTTCCCACGCGTCGAGCGCGTGCGTGATGTAGACGCGACCGTGCTTGATGTCGTCTAGGCGCGTCTGCCATCCCTGCACGCTCAAAGTCTGCCCGATTGCCGAGCGGACGTGCCCGATGTGGCGGTTGTCGATGTTGCAGGTGGCGAGCCGCAGGTTTGCGGGGTCGGCAAGCGTGGCGCTTATCGTCGCATCCTTGAAGCCTCCTTGCTCCGAGAGCGTGTAGGACGGCTCAGAGAGCGTCGCCAGCGTCAGCGGGTAGCGTCCGAGCGGAGTGAGTGTGACTGTCACGGCTACCCCCTCGTGATGCGCTGTTCGGTGATGGTGCCGGTGAGCGTGATGTCGTTGATGTAGCCGCGCACGACGAACGTGTTATCGCCGACTGGCAGCGCCATCTCGCCTTCGCGCACAACCGACGTGAGTGCCGGTCCCGATACCCCGAGCGTGTCGAGTGGGTACACGGCGCGGGTTGCTGCGTCGTAGCGCCAGCCAGCCACGTCCGTGAAGGTGCCGGCGGCGATGATGCAGCCTGCATCTGTGGGGATGAGCGAGAGCGTGCAGGTGGCAGCCGTCTTGCCCGCAACCGAGCAGGTGGCGGTGACGGGTGTGGCGGCGGTGAACTGGCGCGCGGGGCGTATGTACGTGCGGAAGGCCAAGTCCCATGCGGGGTTGGCGTTCAGCTCGCCAGCGGTGTAGGTCGAACCGCCTGCGTAGTAGGTGAGCGCCCAGAACACGGTCGGCACGAGGCGCAGGGTCTCGCCAGCGGTGACGACGGGAGGGTTAGCCGAGTTCAGCCCGATCCACGTGTCCGCTTGTCCCGTGTGCGTGGAGTAGACACCGATGTGCGTGTCGCCACGGAACACGTACGCTTCCATCTCGTTTCCGAGCGTCGTGCCGTGAAGCTGGAGTGCCGTCAGCAGGCCGGTTATGCCAGGCTTGAACGTCTGGACATTCTGCCCCGTGAACAGCACGTTACCAACGCTGTCCTGGCGTACGTCGTTCACCTGCGCGCCGTACACCACGCCATCCGACGCGAACGGCAGTGTGGCTGCGGGGATGCTCACTTCGCCGATGGTCAGCATTTCGCCAGCAGCCGTGCCGATGACGTTCGATGTGACGGGGTAGCTGCATGGAGCAGACGCTCCGGCGAAGGTCGAACCCAGCCGATACTTGACCGTGCCGGAGGATGAGTCGTGACGCGCGAGCAGCACGCCGATGTGACTCCCACGGTGCGCGGCAACGTCGAGCGCAGCGCCAGCGAACAGCGTTGCGGGAGTGGCGCTCAGGCTGACGGCACCCGCCCATGTGTCGATAGTACCGATGTGCGGGGAGTAGCCAGCCTTCGGAGCGTGCTTGATGCCGAGCGCGAGCATAGCCGTGTTGCCCGTCGAGAACACATCGATGTTGAGTTCGGCTGCGATCGAGCCGCCGACCTTGGGAGCGGCTGCGGTGCCCATGCCGCCAGCGACGGCGAGGCTGAACGGATACGGGGCATCGCGCCATGCGGGACGGCGTGTGCCGCTCACGAGTACGCGCGTGAAGCCCGTGGTGGAGGTGATGGTGGAGTCAACGCTCACGAGGCGCGTTGAAGCCGTGCCCGTGTCCTCGCCTAGCGCGACCATCGCGCCAGCGGTCAGAGCCGCCGTGAACGCGTCGATGTCGGCTCGAGTGGAGCCAGCGGTGAATACCTGCGTGAACTGCCACGATGCGTCGTCGTAGTGCGACTCATAGCGGCTTGCGCCCGCCGACTGCGCAGACGCGCCGAACGCATTGAGCCGAGCGTCGGGGAAGTCCCACGACTCGACGTAGCGTCCAGTGGCGTTGCAGTCGTACGCGCCGACTGTGAGAGAGCGAAGCATGGCGGCTCCTTACAGGGACGCGGCGGGATAAGGTGCGAAGAGTGCGCGGTTGACGGCGTGCTCTGTCGCGTCGGGGTCGTCGTTGCCGTAGACGTTCACGATGCGTTGTCCAGAGCCGCCCACGCCCATGCGCCTGTTGGCTTCTGCGAGCAGACGATAGGAACGCGGCTTGTTGTTGATCGGGATGAACGCCTCGTCGTAGCCAGCCTCGGCAGCGATGACGTTGATGCCGCCACGGGTAGCAGGGAGGATGTCGCCAGCGGCTTCGGTGATGCCGCCGTTGAGTTGATAGCCCTTGCCGGACGCCTTGATCGCGTTGGCGGTGCGGAGGTTGGACACGACGCGAGCGAGTTGGTCTGCGAGCCTCTGAGCGGCGGCCCTCTGCGCGGCTAGGCGCTTCTCGAGCGCAACCGACTTGGCTACGTCTTTCGCCGTCTGCCCGTATTCCTTCTCCTTGGCGATGAGGTCGGCACTCGCGTCAGAGGAACGCATCTTCGCGCGCTCGAGGTTGTTCATCGCGCGCTTGGCTGCGTCGGAGTCCGTCCCGCCCTTCTTCACGGCGGCGTTGTAGGCGTTCTGCGCATCCTTGACGGCATACGCGGCGTCTGACGCGTCGAGCTGGAGTTCCTTGAACGTACGCTGCTTGCCAGCCAGCGAGTCTATTGCGACCTGCTGCCCGTTCATGGCGCGCGTTGTTTCGTCGGTCGCGGAGGAAAGCCCCTCGGCGGCGATAGCCGCACCGTTGGTGCTCTGCGTGATGAGGCCGTCCGCAACCATCTTCTCGCGCTCTGCTGCGGTGACGGCAACGGCTGAACCGCTGGTGTCTATCATCATCTTCTGGAAAAAGCTGAGTTCGTTCTCCATGCCGAGCGCGCGGTCCATCGTGTCGAACAGGTTGTTCCAACCCTGCTGGTAGCCGTCTATCTGCTGCAATCCTGCGTTGACAGCAACGCCAAGGCCGACGCCGAGCGCGACGCCTAGACCCTCGATAGCGAGCGCGGTGGTGGCCGCTGCCCCGCCGAGGCCGATGACGCCACCGAACGAACCACCCCCGATGAGGAGTCCGACAGCGACGCTCGCCTCGGTCGCTGCGGTCGCAAGCCCACCGGCAGCGAAGAACAGCGTGAGTGAGCGAATCTTCGGGAGAGCCGATGCGATGGCGATTTCGGTCTTGCCGACAGCGAACGCGACGGCACCTATTGCGATGGCTCCGGCTGCTGCCTTGGCGGTCACTCCGATGAGTTGGCCGGCCAGTTTGGGGTTGGCTTCCATCCACGATGTCATGCCGATAAGCAGCGGCCTGACTTCTGCGAGCATGTCAGACATCGCGTTCGCGGCGGGACCGCCAGCGGCCTCGGCAACGTCCATCAGCGAGTTCTTCGTCGCTTCGAGTTGCGCGGGGAACGTCACCATTTCGTCTTTGGCGAACCCGCCGACCTGACGCTGGAGGGCTTCGGACACCGCGCGGTAGCGGTCAGTCTTGAACAGAACCTCGTCAATCGAAACGCCATTCTTCTTCAGCGCACCTACCTGACCGTCGAGCGCCTTGCCAACCTGCTTCGCGGAGGTGGGGATATCGACGCCGAACTTGCGCGCGTAGTCCACGACGACGGGCATGATGTCGAGGAGTTGTTCTTTCGTGACCTGGAACGTGCCGAGCATCGCCTGTCCTGCGATTATCTCGTCACCGTCTGCGGCTGTGAGCCGCTGGAGCGCGGCGGCCTGCTCCTCGAACACGGCGATGTTCGCGCCCGCCAGTTTCGGCATGTTGCGCAGCGTGTTCTCCAGCTTGACGTGCTGGAGGCGCGCGTCACCTGCCGCCTTGGCAGCGAGGACGAGTCCGCCGAGCACGAGCGTGCCGCCTATCATGCCCTTCGTTCCAAACGATGTCAGCGCCTGCCCGCTCTTCTTGAGCTCGCGCTGCATCTTGCGCATCTCGGAGGTGGCTTTGGTTGAGTCGCCGGTCAGAATGAGGCGGAGTACCTGATCGGCCATGTGGTCTCACTCCTTGTTGATGCGCCGGAAGTCGGCAACGAGCGCACGCGCATAACGCGGCGACATGTGGAAGTAGATGTCGTTGAACGTGAAGCCGATGGGGGCAAGCACCAGCGCGATGCTTATCGCTTCTTCGCGCTGTGTGACCGCCCGCTCGTAGGGCGGGTTGAGTCGCCTTCTTCGGCGGCGGAATCGTCATCTTCATCAGTGGAGTAGGCAACGTAGAGCGATACGACGGCCTTCTGCACATCGCCTCGCGTGTCGGCGGGAATGAGTCGCCCAGCCTCCGCTTCCGTCCACACCTTCGCGGGCATCATGCGGTCGTCAAGCGGCTCGGAGTCCGTGAGAAGCGCGGCCAGAATCTTCGTGATGTTGAGGCCGGTCAGTCTCACGATTCCGTCAGCGTTCAGAGACAGGTTGCTGTCCTCGATGAGCGCTACGCCGTGGTATGTCGGGGTCTTGAGGATGTGTACGCCGTCGAGCAGCGTCACGGGGAACGTCTTGTCAATCATGGTTGCCTCCTACAAGGCGCGGGAGGCAGCGTTGTAGGCCGCTGCCTCCCGCAATCTGTGGACGATGGGTTAATGTCACGCAGCCGTCGTGAAGATGGTGGAGCTGGTAGCGGCGAGCTTGTTGCCCGCAACGTCTCGGATACCAGCGGCGACAACGACGTGATGGACGCTGGTGGCGGCGTACGCAGCCGAGGGGGTGAACGTCGCCGAGAGGTTGTCGGCAGCTACCACGCGAGTGCCCGCTACGACGACGCCGGCAGCGTTGATGACCATGAACGACTGCGGGGTGATGTCCTCCGAGCGGACGGCCTCCGAGAAGGTCACGACGACGAGGGTGGTTGCGGCCTTGGAGACGGCGGTGGCACCGGCGGCAGGGACGACGGATGCGACGGTGGGCGCGGTCACGTCAAGGGTGTCGGCAACCCACTCGAACAGGAACTCGAGCGAGGGGTCCTGCTTGGCGGTGAAGGTGACAGCGAGAAGCTGCTGCTCCTTGCCGCCTGCCTTCATGTCGGTGTCCGTGGCGATCTCGCAGCGCGGGATGTGCAGCGTCTTGGGAACGCCGTCGATCTTGAAGCCGTGAACGTAGATGGCCTTGTAGACAGCATCCACGCCATCGGTGCGGAACTGGAGCGCCCCGGCGGTGTCGGTGAGCCCCATTGCGAGGATGGCGTTCGCGCTAGTGATCTCCTCAAGCGTCATCGTGCCCTCGGCGGTGGGGCCGAAGTAGGCGACCTCCATCTCGGCGTCGTTGAACTTCGCGGCGGTGGCGACCGAACGCTCGCCCTTGTTCGGCTTGATCGACGCGTCGCGGGTCGAGCCGACATCGATGCAGTTCGCCTCGGTTGCCATAGCGGGGCCGATGGCGACTTTGCCGATGCGGGATATGACGTAGTTCGTAGGCATGTGTGCCTCCTGTGACATGGTTTCGGGCATGACGAAACAGAGCGCCCGAATGGACGCCCTGCGCTAAAGGGGGTGGGAGCCGCTTAGGGGCTCTCTACAATGTGGGCGGTGATGTTCACGCCGCACGTCTGCACGAGGGGCGAGTTTGCGCCTGTGGGGTTTGGCTGGTCAGCATCGAACGCGCGAGCGTCGAAGTAGATGTCGTCATGCTCGCTTCGCGCGAACGTCCGCATGGTAGCGGTGAGGTATGCGTCAGTGGCGGCATCTACTTCGTCGGGGTCGCCGCCTGCGGTCACGACGACAACCAGCATGGAGCAGTCGGTGGCAATCGCTCCATCGTCGTTCACGTCGCCTCTGGCCTGTCCGACTACTGCGAACGGCGCATCGTTGGGCTGTCCTCGGCTGTGGCGGTACACGGCGCGGAGTGCCTTCACAGACATACCACGCTCTGCGGAAACGGCTGCGAGGTGCGCGGGGAAGTCATTGCGCATAGCGGTCACTGCCGCATTGCGTGCTCGGTGGTAAGCATCGAACATCGGCTAGCCTCCCCACTCTATGGCGTATCGGCGTGAGTGTTCTTCGACCGCAAGCCGGAGCGCATCTTGCATCGCCTGTGACTTGGCGTCCATCGGCTTGCGCTTTCGGCGGCCCTTCTTGGCGAAGAAGATGTTGGCGAGCGGATCGCGCGTACCCATGCGGAACCATCGCGCGTTAAGGTCGAAGATGTGATAGCTATCGTTCGCGTTCGTGAGAGAGTCACGAAGGGAGAAGCGTGCGCGTGGGAACGCCTTACGGCGTGGGGTACCAGTCAGCATCTGACCGCCGCCGCCGTGCATGGAGTCGTAGAGTTCGTATCGGCTCGTGAGGTCGCGCCACTTGCCCTCTCCCTCGCTGTCGAAGAACTCGCGTTCTCCCTTGAGGAGCGCGGGGTGGTATATGTCTTTCCACACGCCAGCGAGGTCATCGGTGTTGCGCAGCATCTCCTCGAGACGGGCGGCGATGTCCTCCATGCCGATTACCTTGACGTTGGTTCCGCGACCCGCCATCTACATCAGCGCCCCTCTCCTCGCGCGCATGATGTCGTGCGCCTTCTTCGTGATGGCACTTCCGACATCGCCGAGACTGCCGAAGCCCTCGGAGATGTTGCGCCGCTTGTACGCGGATGCAGCCATGCTCAAGATGGCGTCGGCCACGTCGGGAGGCGTGCGCAGATAGCCCCATACGCCCGCCACTGTGACTTGGCCCGTGTAGCGCGAGTGGAGGCGCAAGCCGAGCATGTGGTCGGCTGTACGGCGACCGGGACGCGGGTTGAACGCGAGTACGTTGCCGTCCTCGTCGGTGACTCCCGACACGCTGACGCACTCGGCAAGCGGCAGGAACGCACCGTCGGCGAACGCGGTACGGGACTCGGTGGCGCGCGGGACGGTGGGTAGCGCGTACTGGATTCCGAGCGTGGCCTCTGCCGTTTCGAGCAGCAGCAGCAACTTCGCGTCGTCAACCGAATCGCCGACGCTTAGCTCGTCTTTGAGCGCGGAGAGTGATGCGAGCATGTGGTGCCTCCTACGTCGGGAATCCCGCCACGGTCACGCTCCGAGGGGCGCGCCAGTGGCGGGGCAAGGCCGAAGCCCTGCCCCGCTCGGTGTTACGCGAAGTTGGCGGTGAGGACTGCCATGTCGGTGCCGCGCGGAGCCTTGGCCCCGTAGACGATCAGCGCCTTGGCGATGGTGCCGAACGACTTCTCGGGCTTGCCGACTTCGACTTCCATGAGCTGGCCGGCGAAGGTGAGAGTGGCAGGGCCACCGGCCATGATCTTGTACTTGGTGCCCGTGGTGTTATCCACGGTGTTGGACTCGAAGATGTCGAAGCCAGCCGCACGCTGGACAGCGCCACGCTCACGGATGGTCGGGTCGGCAGCAGCACCGACGAAGCGGTCATCCTGGAGCGTCATCTCGATGAACTCGGGCGGGACGACGACCCAGCGGCCTTCCATCGGAACGTTGGCCTTCGACAGCTTGGTGCGAAGCTGCACGAGGTACTTGTACGCGTCGGCAGCGGTCGTGATGGTGATAGGCAAGGCGGTCGTACCGACGAGGTTGCCGGCGGGAGCGGCGGCGTGCAGCTTGGAGATGAACGTATCGACGTTCTTGGCGAGGTCGAACGCCATCTCACGAAGCGACGGCTGGAGCAGGTCAACGCTGGCCTGTGCGAGGTCAACGGAGTCGAGCTTGAAACCGTTGGCGTACTTCTGGTCGATGGCGAGCACGGCCTCGGCGTCGGTCACGCCGTTGAAGGTGATGTCCGCGCCGGTGTATGCAGCACCAGTGATGGCACCGATGGAGATGATCTTGACGCTGGAGCCTTGACCCTGAATGTCGCCAACGTAGTCAGTATTCGCGACGCGCTGGAACACGAGCGCAGGGTTGAGGTTCGCGAGAACCTCAGACGCCCATACGGTGCTCTGTGCCTTGGTGATTGCCATGTGCTGTCTCCTTGGTTACGAGTGGTCGGCGAGCCATTGCTTGCCTTCGTCCGAGTGGTAGTACGCGCGGCGGGCCTCATACGTCATGGCGTCGAGTTTCGCCTGCGTCATATCCTGCGGAGCGGCAAGGTCGTCCACGGCGGTCGGGAGCGGCTTGCCCTCGCGCGGAAGCGCGGCGAACATGGCCTCGGCGTCGGCTTTGATGGCCTCGGCGTCATCCCCGACGAGCCTTGATGCGAGCGTTTCGGCAGTCTCGAGCGCGATGCCCTTGTCCTTGGCTACCTCTCGGGCAACCTTGGAACGCAGAGCGGAGAGGTCGGAGGCTTTGATGCGGGATTCCGCAGCCTCCGCACGCTTGTTCGCGGCGTCGAGGTCGGCAGTCAGCTTCTCGGCGGATGACATGTCGGATACCTTGCGCTGTCGTGCCTCGGTGACGAACGAAACCGCGTCGTCAACCGATGCTGTCCCGATCCGCTCGAGCCATTCCTTGTCCGCACGCTGCTTTGCTTCCTCACGAGTGCGACCCATGAGCGCGTTGACGGCTTCCTGGCTGAATGTGCGGGGTTCGGGTGCCCCTACCAGCGGCGTTACGGCTGCTTCGAGGGTGATTTCGTCGGTCATGTTTCCTCCATATGGAGTGAGTGGCCCCGCGTCGGCGGGTGTGGTCTATGCGGAAGCGTCAGGATCGGCGCTGTCAGCCGGTTCGGGCACCTCGGGAGGCGCGTCGGGGGGTTCTGGTGGGTCATCGGTCGGGACCGCAACGTCGAGCGTTATGCGCGGCTCTGCTCCGATGCCATCGGGATACGGGTTGCGGCCTTCAATGTCGCGTACCTCATCGAGCGTGAGGATTCCGTTGCGCAGCGCGACCTGATGCGCTTCATAGCGCGTCTTTGTGTCGGCTCGGAGGTTCGCGTCGAGGTTGAACTCGACGTGTACGCCGGCTGCGCGCTCCTCGGACTTGATACAGGCGCGGTCGATGGCCTGCTCGATGTTGACCGCCCACGGGCGGAGGGTCGCTTGGTTGTGATCTAGCTGCTGAATCTCCACGCTGTTGTACGACATGGACCCTGCGGAGTTGACGCCGAGGATGTAGGGCCGCAGGTTGAACCAGCGGCACACGTCGAGCACGCCGAACTCGCGCGTCTGGAGCAGTTGCGCCTGTTCAGGCGGGAACGTGAGTTCTTTGTAGTCAACGCCTTCCTCGAGCAGCAGCGTTTTCCACGCTTCGCCCGCTCCTCGGCGGTCGTCCAACTGCAGCTTGAGCCGATCCGCTGCGGCAGCGCTCATCGTGGTGTCGGTCTTGAGCACGCCCTGGGAGCGCATGCCGTTGCCGTAGAACGACTGGCTCATGCGCTCGACGGCTTGGAGTTCGCCCAACTTCTCGCGCATGTCTGCCATCGGAGGGCGTCCGACCAGTCCGTCAGACGACAGCCCCTTGAGGTGCAGGATTTCGCTCTGCGCGAACATCTGCACATCGCCCTCGGCGGTGGTCGGCGTGTACTCATAGACCATCTCGCGGTTGGAGGGGTCGATGAACACGCGCATGCGGTCGCTGCGTAGCGGCCACAAGCCCATAGGACGCCCGTTCGCGTCGCGTTCGATGTAGGTGTAGGCGTTGCCCCACGTGAGCAGCCACACCATCCACGCGACCTTGAGCTCGAACGCCGTCATGCGGGCGTTGGGAGCCGATGTCAGGAGCGCATAGAGCGGGTGCTTGCGCTGCTCCTTGCGGGTTCCGTCCGTCTGCGATACGACCTTGAGCGGAGTGACCGCGATGTCGTATGCAATGCGCTGGATAGCCGCACGCACAGCAGGGTTCTGGAACGGTGAATCGTCGGTGACGACTTCGCCAGAGTGGGTCTTGCCCTTGAGCGTCCCGAACTGCCCCGTGAGGTAGTTCTCGATGGCGGGTGCCAACAGACGACCGATGAAGTCCTTGAGCGCCATGTTGCACTCCCTGATTCAGTGGCCGCCGAGTGGGGCCGGGAACCTCGGCAATGTCAGAAGGTGAGGAATCCGCGCGATTCGTACACGGACGCGGAAGGTTGCTGCGCGACGATCGCGCGAGCGATTGCGTTGACGAGCGCGGCTACCCCGTCGATGCGGCCTGTAGCCTTGCCCTTGTCGAGCTTGATATTTCCTGCGGGGTCGGTAGTCGCGACCGCGTTGTCCATCATCCAGCGCAGCACGGGGTTGCCTCCGTGATGCAGTGTTCCGCCGATGACGTACTCGAGGAGCTTCTTCGTCGGCTCGGAGAGGCTGATGAAGCCCTGACGCACCGGCACGGTGGTGTAACCCTTGGCGGGGAGCTCCACCTCGCAGAGTTGCCGAGCCGAGTACGGGTCGAACGCGATCTCGCGCGGCATGCCGATGGCTTCCGTGCGCTTGTCGATATGGTCGATGATGCTGCGGTAGTCCACGATGTTGCCCTCTGTGATCGTCAGATAGCCTAGCCGCTCCCATTCGCGGTATGGCGCGTGGTCACGCCGCTCGCGGTCCTCGATGTTGGCTCCTGGCAGCCAGAAGTGTGAGCCATCGCCGATGTGCGGCTGGCCCTCGGCGTCTAGCCCCATCTCGAGGTATGCGGTGATGTCGGTGGTGCTGGACAGGTCGAGGCCGGCGTAGTAGTCGCGGCCTTCCAAGTCCATCACGGGCAGGGATGAGAGCGCGTCGTATGCGGTCATGGGGATGAAGCGCGACTCTTGGCTCATCCACTGGTTGAGGCGCATCATGCGGAAGATGTTTTCGTTGCTGGGAACCTCGAGCGCCTTGCGGAACTCCACGCGCATCTGCTCTATCGAGGTGGTTGCGCGTCCGGCGCGAACGTCGTCCATCGTTCCCATCGAGGGGTTGGCTGCGTACCATGCCTTCTCGTCTTTCCAGTCAGCGCCCTCGGGCAGTTCGTAGAGCACCACGAGAAGCGCGGGATCGAGCGACGGGTCAGTGAGTACGCGGCGGGAATACTCCCACTCCTCGAAGCACACACCGTTGCGGTCGTAGCCGGCGGTGGACGTGACGATCATCACGGGCTCAATCTGCGCGGCCTGCGATCCCTGCGTGAGCAAGTCCCACAGGTAGCGGTTGGGCTGGAACGCGAGTTCGTCGAAGTGCAGGAACGCGATGTCGAGGCCGGCCTTTGTCGGAGCCTCGGAGGAGAGCACCTTGTAGTAGCTGTTCGTGGCGGCGGCGATGACCTGCTTGTGAGTCGGCTTGTCATCGAGCAGCTTGCGGAACGACGGGTCGCCGTGGTGGTACATCGGGACGACTGCACCGTAGACGAGCGCGGCCTGATCCTTGTCGCCGGCAGCGGAGTAGCACTGCTGCCCCGTGCCCTCGAATAGCAGGTGGTACGGGATATGCGGAGCCACCGATGTGGTCTTGGCCTGCTTCTTCGCAGTCCACAGATACACCTTCTGGTAGCGTCGCAGGTTGGTTGTCTTGTCGATGTAGCCGTAGAGCGGACGCGCGACGCGATGCTCGTACCACGGCATGAATGAGAACGGCTGGCCCGATTGAGCCTTGCCAGCGTGGACCATTGACGATGTGACCGTGATGAACTGGTCAGCGCGGGCGGCGTCGTAGTAGCAACCGATCTCGTCGGCCTGCTTGGAGTGGTAACGCTTCCACTTGGCTGCGTCCCATGTCTCCGACTTCGGCGGCAGGCCGACGAAGCCAGGACGCACTACAACCCCTGGGCTTCGAGCATCTTGGCAAGAGGTGACTTGCCATCATCCGTGAGGTTCAGCTTCGAGGATGATGCAGGGTCCATCGCGAACTCCGCAGCCAGCCCTCGAGCGGGGTTGATGATCTTGTAGTCGGTCGGAGCAGCGAGCCACCCCGCCCACGCCATGCACAGCATCGCGAACTTCGGCAGGTGCAACTCGTCGGTGATGCCGCGAGCGTTGAGCTTCGGCGCGTACTCGGTCCAGAATCGGACAGCCGAGGGAAGCATCGGAGAGCCGGAGGCTTCCATGTCATCCATCAGCCACTGCGGGGGAGTCTCGGGCATCTTGCCGCCGACTCTGACGTGCTGCCGGCCACCGTTGATCGCCTTGAGAGCGGCGGGCTTTGTCTTGCTGCCTCGCTGTGCCATGATGCGCCCCGTTTCGTCCGTCCGGGTGGACGTAGGTTATGCGTCGTATCCGTTTTTGTAACAGTGAAAGTTGCCGAAAGACC